AATTCATCTAGAAATATTTCTATTTCTTTATCTACTTTTTCTTTTGGAATGGGAGGTCCACCATCCCTCGTAAAGAGGTCATATATATCTTCAACTAAAGTATTAATATTTTTCAATAGTTTACTCCCAATCCTTTGGATTAATTAAAAGTTAATGTCGTCTTCAGCTACTGCATCATTAGATGAGAATGAGCCTGGAATTTCTTTTAGCTCATCATCATTACCATCTTTGTATGGTACTAAATCTAAAACCTGAACAGTTCTAAGGTCAGCCGAAGTTCCTTTTCTTCCTCTGTATTCCCAATCATAAGTACTATATAAAACATTTACAGTACTTCCATTACCTATCATACAATCTACAATTTTCTTTTGACCATCTATTAAATCAGGTTGTTTATTTCTTTGCCCATCTTTACGCATTACTTTTCTTTTTATTGTAACAAAGTCTCCACGATCATCACCTTTATTCTTAACAATTAATCCATCATTATTTGCAATGTTTAGATTAGCTTCATCTAAATTACAAACATCTACAGTCCACATACCATCTGGATCGAAGGTAGTGTTGGGATTTTTAACAGCAGCCCAATATGCTTTTCCTTGTATAACCATTTATTATTTTCTCCTAGTTATTATTATTATTATAGAACGAATTATCTCATACTTTTAAATAATTGTCAACGAGTTTCTAACCAATTTGTTTCTCTCCATGTCCCTAATCCACATAAAGTTTCTTTAGGATGAAACTCTACAGACATACCATACGATTTATATCCCCAAGCAAAAGGTATAAAATCTTCTAATGAAATTCCACAAGAAATAATTTTATTTTTTAACTCAGCAATAGCTGGAGGTACATCAAGAACTAAAGAACCTATTTCTTTATCATTAGAATCATACTTAGTTTCTAATGGATGCTTATAGCAATATCTATTTTCTAACTCCATAGTTTTTGGATTGTATTGTTCCCAAGATATATTATTATTAAACATATGAGGAGTTCTTTCTTCATAGTAATCTGTTAATTTTTTTTCTACAAATTTAAAATGGTTGTAGTGTTCATCAGAGTAAGTAAAAGAATTAAACTGTTCTTGATCAACCATAAATACAGAATGACTATAAAATATTTTCTTAGTATATATTAAATCTTTAACATCTTTAATATTATAAAATTCTGCAATTTGTTTTAACTCTATTAAAACATCTTCATGTAGTTCTTCTTGTATAATAAATCTATTACGTATCTGTCTTCCTAACAGTAATGGTTTTCTAATTTCGTATTGTTCTTTACACAACATCTAATGATCTCACAGTTCTTGCTACCTTCTCTAGAACATCATACTTACCACTCTTATAATTTTCATATGTAATTAAAAGACTTTTAAAATTATCTTTAACATAGTTATAAACTTTTAAATCAAATTCTTTTTCTGTTATATCTTGTATTGTATTAATACTAAAAGGCATACTTTCTATAAAACCATTATAGGCAGTCATTCCCTCACACCAATATTTAATTTGTACTGTTGACAATACATAATCAATAGAACTAATTTTGTAATTAAATTTTTTCATACTCAATGAGTTTCTAACCATGTTGTACCTACATTATATTCATTATCCAATGGACATTTTAAATCTAATGTCTTAGTAGTTTCATGTATAGCTTCCTTAGTAATCTTACAAAATCTTTCAACATCTTTATTCAATACTTCAAACTGATACTCATCATGAATAGAAGCTACAAGTTTAACATCTAGCTTTTCTGTTATTGTTTTCTCCATGATATGAACTAACCATTGTTTACAAACAACTGCTCCTGCTCCTTGTATTAAAGTATTCAATGCACTATGTTGACTCCTTATTTTTAATCTCCTACCATCCAATCCTTTTAAAGAACCTTTAGCAGATGCTTCTGTAACTTGTTTACGCAACAAATCTAAAGAGGGTAGTCGATCTAAAAACCTATTAATTAAAGCTTGTCCTGCAGACCTTCCCTGTCCTACTATATTACCTATCTTAAAAGCTCCTGCACCATATAAGAAAGCATATATAAAAGTTTTAGCTTGGTCTCTATTATGTAGCCCTGCTAACTTCATGTTAGTGGTATGTACATCTCCATTTAATATAGTATCTGTATATTTTTTAGCATCTTCTCTACCAACCTTATACATATAATGAGCTAGACAACGTAGTTCTAATCCACTAGCATCTGTACCTACAAGTTTATGTGTTTTAGGATTGCTTATAGTCCATAAATTCCTACACTCTTTTCCAAAAGGACTATAGTTTGCAGGTACTTGTTGCATATTAGGACTGTTAGCAGATGTTCTTCCTGTAACAGTTGATAAAGTTCTTACCTTACCTCTTACTCTGTTATCAGAATCACAAGCTTTTATCCATGACTTTATTTGAGCTGACCTTTTCTGTAATAATAAAAACCTATTAAACATTTTAGCTTCAGGTAAATCTATATTAGATAAGATAGATTCATTTAAAATTATGTTTCCTTTATCTGTTTTATCTTTAGGTTTCCAACCTTTACTCATCAGAACCTCCACTTGTTGTTGTCTACTTCCAATGTTAAAAGGTTTATAATTTGTTTTAGTTTTTAATTTAATTTCTTTAGGTGGAAAAGTATCGACTGCTTCAGTCTCTAATTTTTTTCTCTCCTCTTCAATAGAACAAAAAAGTTTTGTAGCTTCTTCTAAATTAAAAGCGAATCCATTCTCTTCTTGTCTATCTATAATTTGTCTTACCTTTTGTTCCAAAAATAAAGAGGACTTAGATACTGCAGGATTCTTCGACAGTCTGTTAAACAAAGCATGAGTAATCTCTACGTCTTGTTTACAATACTCTAACATATCAGGACTATACTCTTCAAAACTTTCCATGTCTCCTTTAGGTAAACCTAATCGTATACCCCACATCTTTAAGGAATGACCACCATCTTTTAAAGGATCAACTAATTGTGATAGTAACATAGTATCTATTATTTTATTAGGAGTTATGTTTGTATTTAAAAATTTATTAAGTATAAAGCCGTCAAAGGACACACCATTATGCATAATAAATTTATCCACTCCTAATGCCCACTCTTTAAAACCATCTAACCTCTCAGGTGGAAAGGGATATACTTCTCCAGTATCTACATCCTTTGCTACAATACAATGTATCTTTGTAGCTTTAGGTATAGTATAGTTATTCTTTATTACCTCTTGCCTTAATCCATTTGTTTCTATATCAATTATGGCTCGCATTATCATTCCATCCTTCCCAAAACTCATGATATAATATCATAGGAGTCCTATCACCTACCCATACATTAGCTATATTAAACTGAGCATACTCATCTGCTTCTTCCCAAGACATACCATCTCGGTTTCTTAGTATCTCACATATCTTAATATAAGAATATACAAGTAAAGTTTTTTTAGTATACTGTTCTCCATAACCTATTATAGCATCTTTAAATCCATCTATAGACACAGCTTCAGCATCTAATCCACACCAATTACATTCTTCATCTTCACCTACATCTATCTCTTCATGTTCTGTTAAACAATAATGTTTCCACATGTTCGTCATACTGAAAAACTTTCTCCACATCCACAACTAGATGTAGCATTAGGGTTAGTGATTCTAAGTGAAGCTCCTGCTATATCACTTACAAAATCTATAGTTGTATTCATTACACTAAGAGTAGCAGTAGGATGTATATATAAAAAACCATCATTTAAATTTATCATATCTTTTGAAGACATATCCTCTTCTTTACTTGGTATTAATTCCCAAGAGTATCTTAATCCTGCACAACCACCACCATCTACTGCTAACATAACACCTTTAGCATTACCCTCAGTAATAATTTTAGAGAGATGTTGGTCTGCTTCTTTCGTTACTGTTACTATATCTGGTTGATTACAAAAAACTATTTCTGCCATTAAAAAGCTCCTTCATATATTGCATCTTGATCAGCTCCTTCTAAGAAAGGATTGTCTACTTGTTTTAATCTTCCTGTGTTCTTATCATAGAATAAATGACAAGCAACTCCAAGAGTTCCACAGTATCTATTCTTTAAAACTCTAACCTTTAATGTATGTGCTAACCTTTCATCTGATGCTTGTTGATCTCGTTCTAAAGCTATAACCGAATCACTTAACTGTGCTATAGAAGCTGACCCTCTTAGATGTCCAAGAGAAACTTCTCTTCCATCATTAAAATCTTTGTCTCCTTGTGGTCTTCTTAGATGACTAACAAGTAACATACCAACTCCTGTCTGCTCTACTATACTTCTTAGCTTAGACATAATAACATCAATAGTTTTTCTTTCATCATCTACTTCCTGTCCACTTACTATGATTGATAGATGGTCTATGATAATCCATTTACAGTCTAATGCTTGAGCCATGAAACGAACACGAGAAAGTATCTCATCATTACCTATAGAACCAAAGTGGTCAAAGGCATAGAACCTTCCTGTGTTTACTGTTTCATCTTGCCATTTTTTTAATTCTTTTAAACTATACTTATCCCTTATTTCTTTTATATATAATCTTGCGTTAGCACTCACACTCATAATACTTAATGCAGTATTCTTTATTGATTCTTCTAAAGCTAATACTCCTATATTATCTTTCGTGTTTAAAAGAAGATGGTGCATTAGTTCTCTTACAATAGAAGACTTACCCATACCTGCACCACTTGTAAAAGTTATAAGTTCTTTCCCTCTCATACCATAGGTAGATTCATTTAAATCCGACCAAGGAAAGGGACAACTATAAACATCTTCATCTTTAAATAAATCTTCACCTAGTTTCTGAAGGTTTACAATTCCTGCTGGAGTATATGGTTCAGCATTCCACCAAGACCTAATAAACTCTGCTTCTTTTTGTTCTACTAAATAAGCAGATGGATCATTTAATTCTAAAGTAATTACTCTACATTTTTTAGGTGAGAAGAGTTGAGCTACTTCTTCACTTGCTTGTTTACCTGCTTCATCATTGTCAAAACAAAGCACAACATTTTCAAAGCTATCTAAAAATTCAAAATTATCTTTAACACTTTTCTTTGCTGAAGAAGCACCACTCTTTACACTAACACAAGGAGAGTTAGGATATTTTTTACCTAACATTTGATACACACTCATAGCATCAACCTCTCCTTCACATATAGTTACATACTTACCACCTTTTTTAAACAGTTGTTGTCCATATAAGATTGCACTATGTAAATTACCTTCACAACCAAATGCTTTATCTTTTATCCTTCTAGTTTTTGTAGCTACTTTTGAACCATTCTCATCTACATATTTATATCTATGAGTATAGTTATCTGTACCATAACCTACAACTGTAGTACCAAACTTTTCAGCAGTTTGCTTAGTAAGTTTTCTTTCAAACAAAGCTGATACAATTTCTCCAGAAACCTTATAAGGATTTAATTCTACTTTTCTTTGGGGAAATGTTTGTCTATTACAACTGTAACACTTTGTATGTCCATCAGCATATAAAGTATAAGCATCACTTGAACCACAACCTTTATGTGGACAAGCACCTTGTTCAACTATTGTAGAATTTAAATCCTCACTCATTCTTTAGTCCTTTCTTTTCCAAGCTCTTGAATCATCAGACCATACGTGGTCAGTCCAAAACATAGGTGAACCTATCTCACCATTAAAATCTTTTTCCCTA